GACGTAAATGTTGACCATATTGACTACTCTGAAGATTTAGAATCATTAGTGGCTGAAGAAGCTACACTATCCGATGGTTTCCAAGCAAAAGCTGGAATCATCTTTGAAGCTGCTTTAAAATCTAAAGTAAGTGCAGAGATTGATAGACTCGAATCCGAGTACGTCGCAAACCTTGAAGAAGAAGTAACTGAAATCAAGTCTGAGCTAGTAGAGAAGGTAGATTCTTATCTTAACTACGTAGTTTCTAACTGGATGACAGATAACGAAGTTGCAGTAACTACTGGTCTTAGGACTGAAATTGCTGAGGACTTTATGTCTTCTTTACAATCAGTGTTCAAGGAACATTACATTGAGGTTCCAGAAGGTAAGGTTGACATGGTCGACGAATTAGCCGAGCAGGTTGCTGAACTGGAAGAATCTTTAAATAAATCAACAGAAGAAAATATCAAACTAACTGAGTCTGTTTCCGAAATGGAAAGAGCCGAAGTTGTGCGAAATGCATCTTCTGGGCTAGCATTGACTGAAGCTGAAAAGCTTGCATCTTTGGTAGAAGATATCGATTTTGATGACGCAGAATCTTTCGAAATGAAAGTGAATGTTGTTAAAGAATCATACTTCAGATCTGAAGCTCAAGAATCAGTAGATGAAGCTCAAAACTTAGTTGGTACTGATACAGTTAATGCTGATATCAGTGATGTTATGGCTAGATACACTCAAGCTATTTCAAAATATAACAAATAGTCTAATAGGGGAAAACAAAAATGTTTAACGCAGACAAAAACTTAATGGAAAAGTGGGCTCCGGTTCTCGAGCACGCAGATGTTCCATCAATTCAAGACGGACACAAGGCAGCTTGTGTTGCACGTCTTTTAGAGAACCAAGAAATCTCAGCAAGAGAAGAAGCGAATGCACAACAAGGTAACTTCATGTCAGAAGCTGCTGGTAACGTAGTTGGTGCTGGTATGGGCGCAACTGCTGGTGCGATCAAAGGATTCGATCCTGTATTGATCTCATTAGTAAGAAGAGCTATGCCTAACCTTATCGCTTACGATATTGCTGGTGTACAACCAATGAGCGGACCTACTGGTCTAATCTTTGCAATGAAGTCTAGATATACCAACCAAGTTGGTGCTGAAGCTCTTCATGACGAAGCTAACGCTTCTTTCTCAGGTGACGCTTCTGTTACTCAAGAAGCTGGACCTTCTGGTCTAGAATCTGCTGCTGATGATGGCGACAACAACTTAGGAACTGGTGAAACTTCTGGTGAAATCGTTTCTGATGTTGCTGGTGGTCTTTCAACTGCAGCTGCTGAAGCACTAGGCAACGGCGACGGTACTACTTTCGGTGAGATGGCTTTCTCAATCGATAAAGCTACTGTTACTGCTAAGTCAAGAGCTCTTAAAGCTGAGTACACAATGGAACTTGCTCAAGATCTTAAGGCTGTTCACGGTCTAGATGCTGAAGGTGAGCTTGCTAACATTCTTTCTTCTGAAATCCTTGCGGAAATCAACAGAGAAGTTGTTAGAACTGTAAACAGAAAAGCTACTTTGGGTGCTGCTCAATCAAGCGTTGCTGTTAAAGGTATTTTTAACTTGCACACTGATTCAGATGGCAGATGGTTGGCTGAAAAAGCTAAAGGTCTTATCATGCAAATCGAAAGAGAAGCTAATGTGATCGCTAAAGCTACAAGAAGAGGAAAAGGTAACTATGTAATCTGTTCTTCTGACGTTGCTTCAGTACTTGCTGCTTCTGGTATGCTTGACTACAGCCCTGCTTTGTCAACTAACTTGAATGTTGATGATACTGGTAATACTTTTGCTGGTGTTCTTAACGGTAAGTTCAAAGTATATGTTGATCCATATGCAACTGGTACTAACCCTGACTACGTAACTGTCGGATATAGAGGTAATACTCCATACGACGCAGGTCTCTTCTATTGCCCATACGTTCCTTTAACTATGGTTAAAGCGATTGGTGAAGAAGACTTCCAGCCAAGAATCGGTTTCAAAACTAGATATGGTATGGTTGCTAACCCGTTCGTAGCTACAGACGGTACAACTGGTGCTGATAGAGCTAACCCTTACTTTAGAATCTTTAGAGTAGACGGTATTATGCAAAACAGCTAATCTTTAATTAGATTACAGTTTAAAGGGATCCTTCGGGGTCCCTTTTTTTATTTACGTAAATCAGGAGTAGAATATGACTATAGTTTTTTGGGCGATTGTTGTCTTTGGTACACTTAGTGCAACCAATGGTACTATTGAGTTGAACAAAATGTGTAAGAAAGAAGTAGAAGAAGGTGTTGCAGAGACAGTACGTGAATGCAAACAATATCACTTTGATACGAGAATTAAATCGGGGTGGTAACATCTGATTGAAGTCTTATAAATAACTGTACATGGAAGATGTTCGGCGTATCAAGTGGTACGCTCTGCAATTAGTGGGGTAGGAAACCACCCTCGGAATTACGTGATAGGAGATTATCATGTATAAGATTTTTGCATTAATGACAGTAGTTTTGTTGGTTGGCTGTAATACTGTCGACTCAGTAATTGATGGCACTAAGAACATTGTCGGTGGTGTTGCATCAGACGTCGCTGGAGTTACTACTGGCACTTTAGATGTTGTATCTGGTACAATTAAAAGTGTTGCTGATAAAACTGGCGTTGAAGAGACAGAAGCCAAGTAAAATATAGGAGTAAGTCGGCCAAGGATGGCACTTTTATCTCGTATAAATAATATTGTCCAATGTCGGACAACACACACACGGAGACAAATATGTCAAATGGAAAATCAGGGTTCGAAATTCGAGCCGACTTACTAAACCAAGCTCAAGGAATACTTGAGGGTAATATTCACAGAAAAATCGATCAGGTTCATGCTTATAATGATAGCAATGAAGATGATAAGAAGGCTATACCTGCAAGGCAGCTCAAAGCCGCGGATGTGATTTTAGTCGCAAAAGAACTATATGAGTTTGTTAACGAAAAATAGTTAGCACTCAGCTTTTAGATTGGTATAAATAGATATATGACTACAGCAAATAAAAACTTTTTAAGTCCGACTGGGTTTCAGTTTAAGATCGATTCTACTCAATATTCAAATGTTGAGTATTTTTGTACTGCGGTGACTTTACCAGATTTAACCTTAGGAGAAGCGCCTAATCCATATAAAGGATCAAACTTGGCAATGACCGGAGACCGTATTGGTTTTGGGGATTTGGCTATCAGGTTTAATGTGACTGAGGATATGGAAAATTATATAGAGATGTATAATTGGATGCATAACATAATCCAAAAGGGTGAGAGTTTTAAGTCTGATGCGACATTATCAATATTAAGCAGTCACAATAATGTAACTAAAGAAATTACGTTTAAAGACTGCTTTCCTACCAATCTATCAGCTGTTGAATTTTCTACACAGCAAACTGATATCGAATATTTGCAAGCTGACGTAACACTAAAATATACATACTTTGATATAAAGTAATATATCATATTAGGCGTTTGATATAAAATAATATATCAGTGGTGATATAAATAATTCTATACTATGGAGATATTATGAACAACCTAGAAACAATCCTTGAGATGTGGAAAAAAGATTCCGTCATCGATGAACTTCAATTAGATCAATCGGCCAGAGATGCCGCAAAACTTCACTCGAAGTACTTAGAACTATATTCTGTAAACAAACTAAGATTTAAAAAATTAGACCTAGAGTTTAAAGTCTTATTAAAAGAAAAATTTATGCACTATAATGGCAAGCTGACTCAGGTTGAGATGGATGCCAAAGGCTGGTCTTATGATCCACTAAATGGTCTTACTGTATTGAAGGGAGATATGGATAAATGGTATGACGCTGATCCAATAATCCAAGCACATCAAGCTAAAATGCACTACACACAAGAGCTAGTAGATACTTTAAAAGAAATATTAGATAACATAAAGTGGAGACATCAGACTATTAAAAACATCATCGAGTGGAATAAGTTCACAAGCGGAATGTAATGGAAAAATTAGTCGTTAAGAAAAAGAACGAGGTATTTCTCAGCATATTGACTGAACCTGGGATAGAAATGGAGTTGACAGAACACTTCTGTTTTTATGTTCCCGGTTATAAATTTATGCCTTCTTATAAGAACCGTATGTGGGATGGTAAGATACGACTATACGATCTACGCAAAAAACAAATATACGGTGGCTTATTTAAATATTTAAAAGAATTCGCGGATGCTAGGTCATACGAACTGATAGTAGAAGATAACTCAATGTTTGGTAGGCCTGACACTGAGGAATTACACGATATAGAAAGCTTGTTAAAAACTATAGTGCTCACAGCTAACGGAGATAGTATAACACCTAGGGATTACCAATTAGATGCGCTCTCACATGCGCTAACCGAAAGAGGATCTTTACTATTAAGTCCAACAGCATCTGGCAAAAGTTTAATCATATATTTAGCAGTTAGATACTATTTAGAGATGTACGACGGTAGTGTATTGCTGATTGTTCCTACAACGTCTCTAGTAGAGCAAATGTATTCAGATTTTGGTGATTATTCAAAAACTGATGATTGGGAGGTTGAAGCTAATTGTCATAAAATATATTCTGGTAAGGAGAAGTACAACCTAAAGCATCGGGTCATTATAACAACGTGGCAATCAATATATAAGATGCAGACCCCATGGTTCGAAGACTACGGTATGGTTATTGGTGACGAAGCTCATAATTTTAAAGCCAAGTCGCTTACTGCGATACTGGAAAAATGTGTTAACGCGCAATACAGAATGGGTACTACAGGAACATTAGATGGAACACAAACACATCAACTAGTACTGGAAGGATTGTTTGGACCTGTACATAAAGTAACAACTACTAAAAAGTTAATTGAGGAGAAGTCCTTATCGCAGCTTGATATTTTTGTATTACTTCTAAAGTATAGCGATGAACATTGTAGACTGGTATCTAAAATGAAGTATCAAGATGAGATAGACTTTATTGTTAAATACGGGCCTAGAAATAATTTTATATCTAATTTAGCAATAGATCAAGATGGAAATACATTAATACTGTTTCAATTTGTTGAGAAGCACGGAAAACCGTTACACAGTATGTTGCAGGAAAAGTTTGAAGCATTGCCAAGAAATACGAGGAGGTTGTTTTATGTCTCAGGTGAGACCGACGTGGATACGAGGGAAGAGATACGAGCGATTACAGAGAAGCAGAACGACGCGATTATTGTCGCTAGCATGGGCACTTTTTCTACAGGTATTAATATTAAGCGTCTACACAATATTATATTTGCTTCACCAAGTAAGTCTCAAATTAGGGTTCTTCAAAGTATCGGAAGAGGATTAAGAAAGTCTGATGACGGTATAGATACTAAGGTGTTTGATATTGCTGATGACTTGCATTGGAAAGCCAAGAAGAATTATACACTAGAACATGCCGCTGAGAGAATCAGAATATACAGTCGAGAGAAATTTGACTATAAAATTCATGATATAAATATATAAATGGAATCAATGAAAAACGTAGACATCAGACATTTTAAACTTACCAACGGCGAGGACATTATTTGCTATGTTCAAAGCTCAACTGAACACGCTTTTATTGTTGAACGGCCTGCGGCCGTGCAGGTTTCACCTGCCGGTATATGGACTTTTAATGAT